TTTTGCAATTTCTACTGAAGTTAGGCCACTTAAAATTAATTCTTTTAATTGTTGTTTATTAATGTTTTTTGTAAGAGCCCCTTTTACATTGTTTAAACCATTTTCTTTTAATTTTTTTATATTCTTGAGTAACAATCCTCGCTTTTTTAGCATATTTGAAAAGTAAGAAGGATTCATATTATGCAATAATGAAATATTGCGCAATGTGAATCCCTCTTCAATTTTACTTTCGATATATGCAATAAGATCATTATTATTCATGATCTTATTTATGTGTTACTAAAGAGTATAAAAGAGTTTATCATCAGAGATAAACATTGTTTCATTATCTAAATTTTCCATGTTTTATAATAACGTGGGCATGTATGCAAATCACCCATAAATAAGTTTAATGGCCAAGAAAACCAGAAAACGGATGCAAGAAGAAGAGGATCTTCGATTAGATGCAGATGTACTTCTTCATAACCTAGAAATTAGCAAACGAAAAGATTGGTTTTGTAATTTTAAAATACAAAACAAGTTTAAATTGAATGATGTTCATAATTCATTCATTGAAATGCTAATGTATGATCAAACAAAAATGGTGTTTGTCGATGGACCAGCAGGAACTGCTAAAACCTACTTAGCCGTTTTAGCAGGATTACAAATGCTTAAAACAAAATCTATTAATAATATAATCTATATTAGAAGTATAGTAGAAAGTGCATCCAAAAGCATGGGTTCATTACCAGGAGAATTACAAGAAAAGTTTCAACCTTGGTCATTACCTCTAATGGAGAAATTAGACGAATTAGTTGGCCCTAAAATAGGCGGTGACCTTATGAGAGATAATTTCGTAAAATGTATGCCTGTTAACTTCGTCAGGGGATTAACATTTAGAGATTCAGTGGTAATTGTAGATGAAGCACAGAACATGAACGCCGCTGAATTGACTACCATTTTAACCCGATTCGGTGAAAATTCTAAATATATTATTATTGGGGATTCTTTCCAAGCAGATATTGGAAATAAATCTGGATTTTCAAAAATCAGACACGCCTTTAATAACGAAGAAAGTGAAAATCAAGGAATTCATGCCTTTCTTTTCACTGAAAACGAAGTTGTAAGATCTCAGATTCTTAAATTTATTGTGAAGAAGTTAGAGTCTGTACAACATTAGACTTTTCAAATTCTAATAATTCTTTTAAGGCATCTTCAAAAGAAACAAATTTTACATCTGTTTTAGGTCCTGATTGTTTAATATCAGGACCTAAAATTTCATTCATCTTCGAAAAGATATTACTTTCAAGTCCTACTAGATTAGGATCTCTTTCTCTTTTTATCATCCCCAGCTAGTTCCTTTAAATAATCCACCCAATCCAGTTGTTACTTGATTACCAACGGCAGCACCGCGACTTGGAGCCGATGTGGATTCCGTAAGAATTTCAGTTGATCTTTTATCTTCATAAGTAGCAGAATTAAGATCATGCTCCCAAACTTCTACTTTTTGAACCCAACATCTTCCGTTGGTTAATTCTTTAATATGTTCTGAAGCAATATTAAAACAAAGTTCAGCTGTTCTCTCAATTCCCACACCTTTTTCCATAACCCTTAAATCACATGCTTTTGCATCATGCAATTGTTGAAATAATGATAATTGCGGATCATCTGCCGCAATACATAAAGTATGATCAAACTGATGTTGTAATTTAGTTTTTAGCTCCTTTAAACCACCAAAATCCACAACCCAGTTACGTTCATCTAATTCTAAACAACCAAACCAAAATTTAGCTTTTAACTGATATCCATGTACAAAACTACAATGAGATTGATTTGCGCGCCATTGGCGAAATGCACAAGAACCTAATTCAATAATTTTAGTGGAAACATATGTACTCATTAAAAATATCATAAACCTTAAATAAAGATAATCTATGGATAATATGATAAAAATATCGGAATTGCAAAAGGCTTACCCTATTGTGGATGATGATGTTTTTATTGTAAATCAGGAAAATAGAATTAATAAAGTATTAGAAACAAGATTTACAACAGCTGAAGAAATATCTAAATTCTTAGCAACTTCTTTAGAATCTATGTTGGATAAATATGTGCCCGTAGGTTCCATTAAATTGCATGCTGGTAATATAACTCAATATGATAAATTAAATGGTTGGTTACTTTGCAATGGACAGTATGTTTCTAGAACTAAATATAAAAGATTATATGAGGTTATAGGTGGATTATACGGGCCCGTAAATGCCGAAACATTTCCGTTGCCAAATTTTATAGGTAGAGTACCTATGGGTTATTGTGGAATAAATAATGAACCAATATCTTTGAGTGAACCTAACGAAAAGGTTAGTTTAGCGGGTATAGGTGGAGCATATAAACATACTCTCAAAGAAAGTGAAATACCTAAACATACACATCTAGATACAATTGGGCATACACATGACTATATGGATTTGACAAAATTTGGTTGGTGGCAGAACGATGGCGATACTAATTCAGCGACGACACCAAAAAATCAAGAAGTTTTTGCTGAGGTTAATCGTAGGAAGCAAGGTATAAGAAATCCAAAATATGATGAAAAAACTACACTAACAAAAATTACAAAGCTAACAGATGTTGGTGGTGACATGCCTCATAATAATATTCAACCTTATTTAGCTATTAATTATATTATAAAATACTAACAAAGTAATGCATTTCTGTATACAGATAGTATATCAAAATCAGACATACCTTTCTCTCTTAAAAAGGCATCAATGCATTCTGGGGTAGATGCCATATAGATTGATTTTAATAAAATTTCATCAGCAAGCCCTTTATTAATTAAAAATTGCAATGCATTAATTTTTAATTTTTCTATGGGATTTAATGAGTCTTGAATTGATACGATAGTCTTTGGCAATTCGGCTACTAATCCCAAGTCCTCGACATAGACAGAATAAGATGATTCTTTCTCAGCTAAAATATAACCTTCATATCCATTATATTTTAATATTTCCCCAGATGAACAATTAGCGGGGTCGACTTTTAGTTTTACTCTAATTAAATGTGTATCTTTGAGACTATTCTCAATAACCTTATTAAAACGCTTCATGTTTATATTTATGATTTTTATTAAATATGTATAATGGCCGATGTACCTGTAAAGATTTCTGATTTAGACCGATCATATAGTTTATCATCTAGCCCTGTTTATTTTTTAATCAATCAACGAAATGAAGTAGGCAATTATGAAACATGCGCATTACCTTTATCAGTTATAACAAACGCCATAAAAGAAGAATCAAAAAAAGAATTATCTAATTTTATAGAAGTTGGTACTATTATACCTTATGCGGGAAATATATTAGGCCAAGAATCAATAAAGGGATGGTTGTTGTGTAATGGTCAGCAAGTGAGAAAAAAAGATTATGAATCCTTATGGTCTATAATTGGTGATACTTACGGACCCTCTGATAACAATACATTTACATTACCCGACTTAAGAGGTAGAGTGGAAATGGGATATTCACATACAGAAGTTTCTTATGAACCAAATTTTGGAAATTGGTTGTCTGGCGAAAAAATTTTCTTAGGTGAAGGAAATAATGCAAATTATCCTGACCGGGGTGAATATTCATTTTTATTAAAAAATGAACACATCAGAGACCATATTCATTACGCCCCACCCCATAAACATAAAATATTAAATTATGTAAATATTTTAGATTATACGCCCAATAAACAGGAATGCGGTTTTATTTGGAAGGGGTGTATAAAGGTTTCAGAAAATTGGAAAACATTGATAGGAAGAGGTCCAGGACAGGGGGTTGCAGAAAGTATTATATTTAATGCGGGCGGATTCGGTGTGGGTCTTATATGTAGCACAAATTATAGTAAAACATTAGAATATAGAACTAATTTTAAATCATATAATCCTAGTTGGACCGCTGCTATTCGAAAATTTGTAAATGCACATCCAATAAGGACGATATTCGTTTATAAAAAACAAGTTATAGATGAAATAAAAAATAGAAAATTAAAGATACCAAAAATTGATCCTACATTTGATAGTTTTACAAAAATTTCTAACGTAAAATATAAAGTCGGCGGAGATAATTTTCATAATAATATACAACCCAATATAACAACAAATTTTTTAATTAAATATTAAAATGGAAAATCAATTACCTATATCAGGGTTAAAAAAATCAAATGTATTAAAGGGAGATGAATGTTTTGTAGTTAATCAAATTAACCCAATAGATAAAAAAATTGAAACGAGATATACACTCCTCGAGGATTTAATAAAACATATAAAAAGTGAAATAAAAGAATCTTTGGATGAAGTTATGCCTGTTGGTTCTATTAAAGCATATACTGGTAGAGTCACTAGTGTTGATAGTATACCCGGGTGGTTGTTATGTAATGGCGAAAAAATATCTAGAATAAAATATAAAAAATTATATGACGTTATCGGAAGCTTATATGGTAGCACTGGGCCAGAAACATTCACATTGCCTGATTTAAGAGGGCGAATAATTGTTGGATATTGCAATGGCTCTTCACCATTAAAGCCTAAATTCGGCAATTGGAAAGAAAATGAAAGCATTGCTCTAGGTAGTAATTCAAAAGGTGAATTTTATCATACATTAAATACCGGTGAAATGCCTTCTCATAATCACAATAATAATCATACACACCA